ATAACAATTTACAAAAGGTAGAATCAGCAATCAAAGGATATGTGTCTATTGCTATTGCAAGCACATCAGATTCACTTGCTACATCAGATGGATCTACCACAGATGAACAAAGTAACGCTATAATTAAATTAACAGGCACACTTACTGGTAATACAACCATGCAAAGTGAAGCCGTAGAAACATGGTACATTGTCGATAATGCAACAACCATGGGAACACACACATTAGGATTTAAACCAGCAGGCGGAACAGCAACTAACCTTGTAGCAGGATCCAAGCACATTTTGTATTCTGATGGTTCTACAATGTTCGATGTCTTAAAAGATTGTGGTGATATCTCCGCTAACGGAACATTGACCGTAGCTGGTAATGTATCACTTAACGGTGGTACTTTTATTTTCAACGAAGCAGGCGCAGATTTAGATTTTAGAATCGAGGGTAATACATCAACTCACATGTTCTTTGTAGATGCAGGTAATGATCGTATTGGTATTAACAATGCTTCACCTTCTAAAACATTAGATGTAACAGGAACATTTAAAGTTAGTGGCGCGGCTGAGTTTGCTGGCGATGTAGATGTTGATGGTGGTGCTTTTACTTTTAATGAAGCAGGTGCCTCTGTTGATTTTAGAGCAGAAACAAATACATTAGCAAATGCTTTCTTTATAGATGGCTCTGCTGATAAAATAGGTTTTGGCACAAACTCACCAGCTGACGCATTAGTAGAAATAAATCAAGCAAGTTCCACAGGCGCTATAGCTTGTTTATCACTTGATCAAGATGATGAAGATCAAGAGTTTATTAAGTTTGATGGCACTTCTGCTTCTGATAGTTCAGCTAGCATATCATCATCAACAGATGAAGGTGGATCAAAGGTAGGTGCAATACGTATTAATGTTAATGGTACTGATCGTTTCATAAGGATACCAGAAAAAATAGGTGGTTGGGAAAAAGTAACAAGTGATGCTCTCGTCGGCGCAACTAGAGCTATCTTATCTTATTCTGATCTTGGTGGTGTTAAATATATTATATATGGCACTAACAAAAAACTATACGCATACTCAGAGGGTAGCTATGCTGATATTACTCCTACTCGTGCTACAGGCACAGGCAACATTACACAGTTTGCAACAACAAACGGATCTACTACAGTCACTGTAACTGACTCTAGTCACGGTGCTTTGATAGGTGACTTTGTTACTATTGCTAGTGTAAGTGGTGCTGTCGGCGGTATATCTGCCGCTAACCTACAAGGTGAATTTGAAATATTAACAGTCCCTAATTCTAATACTTATACCATAGAAGCAAAAGCGGCGGCTAGTTCTACTACAACAGGTGCTACAGCTAATGCTACCTATCAATTAAACACTGGCGCGGCCGTGTCATTATTTGGTTATGGTTGGGGTGCAGGTACATGGAGTACAAGCACATGGAATACTTCAAGAGAAGGTCTAACTGGTGGTGAAGGGGTTTTACTACAATCAGCAAAATGGGCGCTCGATAACTGGGGCGAAGATGTATTAGCATTACAGTTTGATGGTGGTTTGTTTTATTGGGACACATCTGAGGGATTAACAACTTTAGCCAGCACAACAGAAGTAAGTGGTGCTCCTACTAAATCTAGATTTATGATTGTATCTGGTGATGATAGACACGTTATTTGTCTTGGCACAGAAACAACAATAGGCACAACATCCACACAAGATAATATGTTTATACGTTGGTCTGATCAAGAATCAACTAGCGACTGGACACCGACTGCTACAAACACAGCAGGCTCATTTAGATTAACAGACGGTAACCAAATCAATACCGCCGTTAGATCAAGGGGTGCTGTTATGATATGGACAGACACAGCGTTATACGCAATGCAGTTTATTGGTGCACCGTTAACATTTGGTTTTAAACAAATAGGATCGAACTGTGGAGCTGTAGGTATTAACGCGGCTGTAGATGTATCTGGTAACTCATACTGGATGAGTAATGATTCTTTTTTTGTATATGATGGTGCCGTTAAAAAACTACCTTGCAGTGTTCAAGATTATGTATTTGATGATATTAACAAAAATGCACAACAAGATGTATATTGTGCGGCTAACTCAAACTACAATGAAGTTATGTGGTTCTATGCGTCCGCTAA